AAAAAGATACACTTGAAGAAAAAGAGGTAGATTATTATACTAATCGTATTCAATTCTTCAAAGATCACATAGAACTTAAAAAACAACATCCAGAGTATTACTCTAATGTTGATATTAATTTTGAGAACTTGTTATCTTGTTACTTGACTACAGAACCGAGAGAAACTTTTTATCAAAAGATTTTCGGTAGATCATTTGCTGAAGTAAGAGCAGATTCTATACCAACTTCTATTAAAGATTTTTAATGACAACTAAAAAAGATTTGTACAAAGCTCGACTTGACCATTACAACTGGTTAATTTCAAAAGGTATTAAAACTACCTTTGAAGAGGTTTGTACATTTCAAAAACCAAATACTAAATCAAAACCAGGTGAATTAGATTTGAGTCATTTAAAAGTAAGAGATTCTATACCGTGCAGTAATAATATCGGTGGTAGTACAGCAAAGAGAGTTTACGCTACACAACTTCCTGCTGGCAAAACAATTAGTGTGGCGTATAATAAAGGTCCTTATATGGTTGTTGATGCTAAGGATTTTAAAACTATGGGAAGGAAAATATAATATGAGAACAATGATGTTATTAACAATCATTACTTTAATGACTATGGCAATTGCTAAGAGTGAAGAAGTCACAATGGATCAGAAAGTAAAAAATTATATTGTGAAAGAATGGAACGATATTAAAGAGTTTCAAAAAGCTGGTTGGGAAGAAGGCAAAAAACAAAATGCCAAAAACTGGTCTAAAATTAAATCTTTATTAGGTATTAATTAATATGTTACACAGAATTAGTGATCTTTGTAAAAAAATTGATGGTATCAAAACTGTCAGTGATAGATTGTATAATTTAAAATATAATAATCCTAAAACTAAAGAAAGAGATATTGAAGTTAATAACTTAATAGAAGATATACAAATGCAATGCCGATTAATCGCAAATGATAAAGGTAAATATGACAGATAAACAATACACAATTAATAGTTTAAAAGAAAGAAAATTAGAATTAGAGGAAGAATTACATTTTAAAAGTAGTAATTCATTAAATGATGAACTATATGAAATTAATGATACTCTAAAAAAACTAGGTGAGAATGAAGAAAACAATATTACTATTATTAATTAGTTTGTTTATAACTAATTGTGCAGCTAATAGATCACAAGTCGGTGCTGTGTTAGGTGCAACAACAACTACGGCAACTTGTGTAGAATTAGGTGCAAATCATCCTGCTGTAATTGCTACTTGTGCTGTGACAGGTGCTTTTGTCGGTGCTGAAGTTATGTACAAATCAGATTATGATGTTCATCAGGCAGTATTTGTAGATCATTTAAACAATGGTCCTGGTGGTTCTAGTTATACAAATTGGTACAATCAAAAAACAGGTAACTCAGGTATTATTAAAACAACAAGGTCTTATATAGAAGGACCTATCAAGTGTAAAGATTATGATGCTGTTGTAGATATAACTAATCAATGGCCTTTGCTAGGTGTTGGCGGTGTAAATAGAAATACAATCTTTGGTACTGCTTGTCAAATGCCAGACGGTCGTTGGGTTGAAAAAGATTTTTTATTGAAAGGTAAGTATGTCAAAAATTAGTAAGATTATATTATTTGCAATTATATTTTTTGCTATGTTATCGTTTCAACGATATGCAGAATCATTAGCAGACAACCACGATTTATCTGGTGTAACTGTACCGATTGAAAAGGTTTCAACTGGTGATAAGGTTATAGACATATTAGATAAAATGGAAAAAGCAGATAGTAATGTTTACTACGATAAAATTACAACTATTGAACCTAAAAAAGTAGATGGTCAATATTGCTTTGTTAAAGTTATAATCAAACAAAGTGAAAACACTATTGTTAAAGAAGAAGTTTTGGAGTGTAGTGATGGTAGAAAAACAGCAACAGGACCTAGTTATTGGGAATTGTTTGCTCAGTTTTATTACCGTGATGTTAATACACCAGAATACTGTAGATTTTACAGTAGACCAAATCACGTTTTTAAGTCGTTCGGAAAAACGTGTTTAAAAGTGAACGGTGAATGGGAGGTAAAATGATTAAAAATCTAATCATTATCGCTTTAATTGCTATAATTGTAACTCAAACGGACATTGGTTTTAATGACATTTTGAACTATATTCAAATAACGCTTGACAAAGTACAAGAAATAGTATATAATATAAGAAGTGAGGTAAAATAATATATGATGAAACAAGTAAAAGTATTATCAGTTTTGATGTTAGGACTATTTCTAACTAATTGTGCTGGTACATACAAAATCAAAAAAGAGTCTGGTGGTAATGTCGTTGATACTGTACCAAGTTGGTATATGGCAGATATTACTGAATCAAAGGCTTGCGATAAAGCAATCTTTGGTAAAGACAAAGATAAAGTTTGTATCTACGGTGTAGGTACTTCGGTGTCGCCTGACTTAAATCTGTCTATTGAAAAGGCAAAGATGATTGCTAAATCAGAACTTGCCGACATTATTAAAGGTGAGATGAATAAACAATCTAAACAGTTTATTACAGAATTAGGTAAATCACAAACTAAAACTGTAGTAAGTGAGGTTGAATCTACTTTAGTCAATGTAATCAAAGATACACCAGTTAGAGGTTATGAGGTGTTTGCACAAGATGTAACACTTACAAAAAATAACTACTATCGTGCTTGGATCGGTTTAAGACTTCCAATGGGTGAGTTTAACAAGATGTATAACTATACAATAGAAGAAGCGGTTGACGCTTACAACATAAAGTCAAAAGCACAGATCGCTTATGATAAAGTGTTAGGAAATACAGATGACAAAGATAGTAATTTACAGTAAAAATAACTGTGTATATTGTACCAAGGCCAAGAACCTTGTAACTAACCTTGGCCTTAGTTACGAAGAAAAAAGTTTTGAAAAAGATTTTAATGGTGATGTGGATAAATTAGTAGAACACGTTGGTAAAAAAGTTAGAACAATGCCACAAATAAAAATTAATGACAATTTAATTGGTGGATATAATCAACTTGTTGAATATTTTGTTGAACAAGGGAAAGTGAATTTTAAGGGTGAGATTATTAGTGAGTAATGATAAGATAATACATTTTCCTACCGAGAGAATTGTAAATCAAAAAACAAGAGAACTTGATGAACAACGTAGAAAAATGGGTGATAAACTTGCCAAAGAAATTCAGAAACAACAAACTAAAAACTTTGTTGAAACGGCAGTAGATGATATTAGTATGAACTTGTTAAAGAACTTTGTAGATTTAGCAATGAAGACTAATCATCCGCAGTTTACAAAAGACTTAGCATTATTAGTTGATGTAATGCGAGGTATGATTTATAGAGATTTTGGATTACAACATCCTGCTCAAAAATTGAGTGATAAAATGGTAGATTTAAAGACTAATAGAAGTGGTACATTGTCAGCAAAGATTGATTATTCAAAAGTAATAGAAGATGTAACTATAAAATCAAAACCTATTAGTACAAATATTAAAGACGAATTAAAGGATCTAAATGATACAGCAGGTTTCTTTGAACCAGATGGTAATTTAGATGACTAACAGAATTGCAAATGCAATCGCCTTAACAGGTTGTAAAATAGTTAACGTGAAAGGAGTTTAAACAAATGTTTAAATTTTTATTTAATAATAAAGGAGAAGATAAAATGGCAAGAGCTAAAATATCTAAAACACAAAAGGTATTAAACCTTTTAAATTCAGGTGCAGAAATCACTTGGAAAACACTAAGACAAAAGTTTGATCTTAGATCACCAACTTCAATGATTGGTAAATTAAGAAACCAAGGTGTTATGATTTACACAAATAAAACATCTAAAGGTGTTTCTTACAGAGTCGGTACGCCTTCAAAAGCGATTATCGCTGCTGGTCAAAAAGCATTATTCGGCAATACTGCTTACGGTGCATAATTAATAGGGGCGCTTCGGCGCCCCCACCACACTATGACAGAATTTAAAAACGGAATTTATAACACATTAAGAAGTTTAATAGGCACAAGTATTGGTCGTGCCTTCATTTATACTTTAGGTCACATTATAATTGCTATGACTTGTAATAGATTGATTACAGGTGCAGAATGGAAACTTGCAGGTATTGACGCAATTATAGAACCTATGATCAATGGTGTTTGGTATTATGTACTAGACAAATCTTGGAGTAAATATGGCAAATAAAACACAAATTTTAAATGAGATCAAAGCATTAGAAAATACAAATAAGTATTTTAAAAAAATATTTGAACCACAAGATTGTGGTTGGATGAATACTACAATAGACGGTAATAAATTTAGAATTAAGGTATTAAAAGATGAACTCAAAAATAAAAAGTCAAAACATTGGAGTAACTATCTCTAAAAAAGAATATCAATCTATAGCAGATTGTATTCGTAGCGATCAGGTTCCTGCTAATCATATCGCAGAATATTTTGAAGATAAAGATTTTTACAAATGGTATAAAAAGAAATATTTAAATGACTAAATTTTATAAAATATCACCGAAGTTTAAAAAATCAATTTACGAATATCAAACATTTAAAGATGAAGAAAAAGGTGTGTCTTGTGTAACGGAAGAAATGTACCGTTGGGGTCATTGTATTTTAAAAGTTGAAAATGATGAAGAATTACAAGATATAATTGGTGATAAAGATGACGCCTATAATGAATTTGAATTTGACCATACAATGACCGAAGATCAGGAAGTTGATGACCAATGTTCTTTTTATTTTAATGATGTAAAAGGAATGAGTATCGAAGAATTGGAAGAAAAATATGAAGAAGATGGCCACGATTATTTACTAGATACTTTTGGTGAACCACACGAGTTTTATACCGTTTACCATGGTGAATTAAATGTAGAAGATGTAACGGAAGAGTGGTCTAAAAAATGATTTTAGTTGATTTAAACCAAGTATTAATATCAAACCTTATGGCACAAGTTAGAGGCAAAGGTGATGTAAAACCTAACAAAGAAATGATTAGGCATATGGTATTAAACTCATTAAGAGGTTTCAATGTAAAGTTTAAAGAAGAATATGGTACAATGGTATTGTGTTCAGACGCAGGTGATCCTTGGCGTAGAGATTTTTATCCACACTATAAACACAGTAGAAAGATGGCAAGACAAGATGGTCCTTTTGATTGGGACAATATCTTTAATGTTATTACAGAAATTAAGAATGAATTAAAAGAAAACTTTCCATATGTAGTAATGTATGTAGAGAACTCCGAAGCAGACGATATAATTGCTACATTAGTAAAACAACAAACTGAAGACAAGTATTTAATCGTTTCAGGTGATAAAGACTTTGTACAACTACAACATTATGGTAATGTATATCAATGGTCGCCTTTATTAAAAGGTTATATAGGTGAAAACGAGGATCCTGTAAAATTTTTAAGAGAACAAATTATCAAAGGTGATAGATCAGACGGTGTACCTAATATATTAAGTGATGATGAAATCTTTGTAAGAAACGAAAGACAAAAACCTATCAGAGCAAAACAATTAGAAGAATGGACTGATATTGATAATATACCACTAGGTGCAGAAACAAAGAAGTATTATAATAGAAATAAGAAATTAATAGACTTATCGCAAATACCACAAACAATAGAAACAAACATTATAAATACATATAAGAACTATAAAGTAAAAGACAGGTCGCTACTGTTAAATTATTTTATAGATAAAAAATTGAAGTCTTTGATAGATAAGATTAATGACTTTTAAAATGGAGAAATTATGGCTATAGCAACAAAAAATCTAAATCAAGGTCTTGGTATGGAAGGTTCAGGACAACCTTTAGTACACGAGATTTTTACACAAATCAATAACGCAAAAGACAAACCTAAAAAGATTGCTGTTTTAAAACAACACGACAATCCTGCAATGAGGCAATTGTTAAAGGCGGCATTTGATCCTAAAATAGAATGGGATTTACCAGAAGGCATACCACCTTATATTGCAAATGAGGCACCTGCTGGTACTGAACATACTAGTTTATTGTCAGAATCGAAAAAATTATATCACTTCGTAGTTGGTGGTAATAACACAATAAACAAGTTAAAAAAAGAAACTATGTTTATACAGATGTTAGAAGGATTACAACAAAAAGACGCTGAAGTCCTAATAGCAATCAAAAATAAGAACTTAAATAATATTTACAAGGGGTTAACCGCTCAAATGGTCAAAGAAACCTTTGGTTGGGACGATAATTTCGTTAGAATCACTAAGTAAATACTCACTTTTAGAGGGTATATTTCACGTATACCCTCAAAACCTCAATAAAATCAACACTTTTTAACGCTTGACTTACTAGTCAAAGTGTGTTATTATAAATATATGATAATCAATAAAGTGAAAGGACTACATTATGTTTAAGAAGTTGATTTTAATTAATATACTATTTGCAGGTATGCTATGGATTTTTTCATCATTAGCAAATGCAGATGATAACAAAATAAGTGATTATAACACAGCAGTTATAGGTCACGTGATACAATCTACAGTAAACGGTACTAACGTAGATCACGCTAAATTATTAGAAAGTGAACTACAAAAAATGGGTCATCAATTTGCTATACAGATGACAGGTGTACTACAACAATACTTACCTTACATTATGGATAATATGATGACACAATTAAGATTAGAGTTAGACAAAACACACAAATGTTTACTTTTAAAAGATTCTAAAATTAAAGATAAACAGTGTTAATAGTCTATATTTTTTTATTATTTGTTATATTATTTTACTTAAAGGAATTAGGTTTAAGATATGTCAAAAAGGACAGTAAAAAATAGAAGTATGGTTAAGAAAATATTAAAGCGTGAATTAGCAAGTCGTAACAAATATAAAACGACATATAAAGATATTAAAAAATTTTTCAATATGATCAATAAAGCAATTTTTAAAAATAAGTTATCACCATTTAATGAAATCAAAATTAAAAAGATTTACAAGGATGAGTCTAAGAAATTTTGTTACGGATTAGTTGAAATAATAGAACGAAAAAGAAAAGGTACGAGATCATATTCGTTAGAAATGTTACCTTCGTACAGAAATAAAAAAGAATTTGTGGACACTTTGGGACACGAAATGGTACATCTATATCAAATGGCTAATAAAGGTGATACTGGTAATCATAACAAACTGTTTTACAGTTTTAGGCCAAAATTAAACGCAATAGGTTTAGACCTATAAAAGAGAGAGATATATTATGAGAAGAAAAGTGAAAGAACTAGATCGCTATTTAAAAGCAGAAATCGGTGAGGCAATAATACAATTAACTGAACTGACAAAACCATCTAACTTACCAGGCACAGGTAAACTATACTACACTGGTAATTGGGCGAAAGATATTTACGATAATTATACTTTAAAACAAGCAGAACATATTTTTGCTAAAGTAGAAAAGTTAAAAAGTGAGTTAACATTTTATCAAGTAAAGATACCTTCGTTTAGAGATAGTGATGGTGTTGAATGGACAGGATATGAGTATTATGCTAAAAAAATTTAAAACACTTATTCAAACATTAATGGTGGTTACGATTATCACATTTTGTATTGGTATAACTTATTTGTATGTACAAGATACAAAATTAAGAGCGGAAGAAAGTATACCACAAAAGCCTGATTTTGAACACACAAATAATCAACAATTTTTAGATAATGTTTTACAATGTGTGGATTATGTGTATTGGAGAAATAAAGATTTTGAAAAAGTAAATGTAGAACTATTACTTGCTCAGGCAGCATTAGAATCGGGTTGGGGTGATAGTCGGTTTGCTAAAGTTGGTAAAAACTTATTTGGTATAAGAACATATGATTTACAAGACCCTCATATGTTACCATCAAATACTCCAAAGAAATGGGGTGTAAGAGTTTATGAACACGAATGTTATAGTGTAGAACACTATATTAAAATACTAAATAATGGTACAAGTTTTGAAGATTATAGGAAGTTGAGAGAAGAAGGAATTGACGACCCATTTAAATTAGTAGAAACACTAGGTGCCTACGCCTCAGATAAAAATTATTTTCCTAAAATTAAAAGTATAATTAAAACAATTAGAAACGAGTATAATATAAAATAATGTTTTTAACAATACTTACATTTCTATCGGCCATATCTATATC